ATCAATTTTAAGATTGGATAACCTAGGATTATCGGCTGAGCGTCTAAAAAACGAATTAGGCGGTGCTTCATTGAAAGCTAAATCAATAGGGGAAGTTACTGAAGCGGTCACAAAAATAGCAAACGAAGAGCTTCAGAAGATGGGAGGCTACGTCACAACTGATGCGACAAAAGTTGATCAGCTTAACGCAACATTTCAAAAACTTAAAGCAACACTATCAGAAAAACTATCGTCTGGTGGTTTTATAGATTTCTTAAATAGAGGGATTGAGGGTTTTAGATTGTTATTGATCGGCGAGAACGAAAGGCAAAAAGAGGCAAATCATAACCAGGCAATAACTGATGCAAACTTTGTTAAAAATCAAATAAATAACAATGCTGAATTAAAAACGCAAGAGGAGAAAAACGACGCGTTACAACAGGAAATAAACTCACGTGTCGGCCTGATAGGTAAGTACAATGATATGATCGCGCATCAAAAAGAGGAAAACAAACTTATCGAGGATCAAGCTAAAGGTCGTCAGTATTTAACCACTCAGCAACAAAAGGAGCTGGATTTAGGCAGGCAAAGATTACAATCATTTCAAGTTACCAAAGCTGTAATTGAAGAAACTAATAAAATACTTATACAATATATCGATAGTCTTAGACAAGCCGATATAGTTCAAGAAAAAACACCAGATACTCTTGAAGAGCTAGAGAGTAGGGTTAAGGACTTAAACGAAGCAATCCAGAAGACAGATAATATAAGCACCAAAGCGGGGCAGAACGAAGCTAGGAGATTGAAATTCGAACGTGATGGATTACAGAATAGAATTGACTCAATAAAAGAAACAATATTCTGGGAGGAGGAACTAGATAGAAGGCGTAAATCAAAATCTATTGTAAAAGATGTTACTGAAATTGATCCGGAAAAGATCAAAAACACAATTACACCTTTAGCAACTCAAGGTAAAGTTATAAATGACCTGACTACTAACTCTCAATATTTATTCGAGGCCATGGGTCGTATTGAGGCCGGTTTCGATGGCATTTTAAATGGATCGATTAAGTTAAAGGAGGCTGGCAAGCAGTTCATAGACCTTAGAAGTGATATTGAAAAAGCCATCGCTGCCAATAAGCAATTGATCGAAGACACCGGCATTAATATCGTACAAGATCAACTCAATTCAATAATTCAATCAGAATCAGATTCATATCGTGTCAGAATCCAAAATCTAAACACATTCTATGATAATCAAATAAAACTTGCTGGCAATAACCAACGTGCTCAAAGCGAACTTGAAATACAGCGAAACGCACAAGTAACAAAGCTTGAGCGCGATCAGTTCTATAAGGACAAACAGGTTAAGAAGCTACAGGCAATTATCAACGGCGCAGCGGCTGCAGCGCGTGCGTTTGTAGACTATGAATATCCAGCATCTTTGGTAATCGCTGCGCTTGCAGCTGCGGAAGTAGCCTCACAGGTTGCAATTATAGATCGTCAACAGCCAGGATTTGCTAAGGGTGTTATCGATTTGAAAGGCCCAGGGACAAAAACTAGTGATTCAATACCAGCAAGACTTTCCAAAGGTGAATCAGTTATGACTGCGGATGAAACATTCCGCGCGCGAGGTGTTTTAGAAATGGTCCGAGCCAACAGGCTGGATGATTCGATCCTGAAAGATCTAAAATTAAGTCAGGGCGGAGTTAAATATGTCGGCATGAGTGACGAGCGTATAGTTAGCGCTATTCAAAGCAATCGGCAACCGGATATAGTACGCATAGCAAATGATCTTTACGAGGTGAAAAAATCAAAAGACGGTATAAGCAAGACTGTTAAAAGAAAGTCTATAAGAAATGGGTAATCCAATATTCAGATTTACATTATCTCATGATACTTTAGGCACTAAACAGATTAGTGAACCTATTGGATGGAAGGACGCTAAAATAAAATTGACGCGTGATCCGGAATTTAGTTCATTGATTGAATACTTTGAAGCTGACTTAGTTTTTTACGGTTCAAATGGCAGGGTTGATGGCGGACTAAATTTCATCAGATCTGTGGAGGCTATCGGATTAGATGAGACGTGTAATATACATATTGAGGTATCATTTAATTCAGGCAGTACTTACAAAAGTGTTTTTACCGGTCAATTAGACCTTACTTCAATTGAAGAAAACGATCTTAATCAAGCGCATATCCCTATTATCAGAAATGATCTTTGGGTAAAATTTACGACGCGATACGACACACCTGTTAATATACAATCACCATTAACCGTTGATAATGGAACCGCGATTGTACACGATCCAATAAAAATAGATCTTCCTTCTCAGACCGTCAGGTATATCGGTGAGTATACGTGGAAAGAAACTTTTCAATATTCGCCATCGGTTTCTAATGGTGAGATTTTAATTATTGATTGGGATACTACTGTTATAGATGATATTAAGAAATTTTCATTACCTAGAGCAACAGTAGTTCAGAACGGCAACTTTACACCGGCTGGTATATTTGAAGCTCCTTATGATGGGATTTTTTCATTTGATATAAGAATTGAGGCATCCAGTTTAATATCCGGACCTTACACTTGGCTTCCTTTCAATACAGCATTTTATATAATGAAGGCCAGTGACGCAATTAGAACGGGACAATTGCCAGCATCACCACCTACCCAAGGAGACAACAATATATTTGCGTATGAAATAGTTACATACCCGAACGGGGATTCAGTTGGCGTGTATACATATAAGGGATATTTCAAATTATTTAAGGGTGATCAAATAGTTGTCTATGGATGGGGTTCGCATCTTATTGGCAGCACAGTTGGCATAACTGTTTTTGGTAGTCAGATTGATGACTGGAAAACAGACTGCAGAATAGCGACAGTATTTAATGTTACTCTATCTGGACTTCAAACAATAGATGGTATATCCGGCGCCGATGGAGATAGGGTTTTAGTTTGGAAACAGTCTGACCAACGTGAAAATGGCATCTGGATAATGCACTCAGGCGCATGGGTTAGGGCAATAGACGCAGATACATCTAATGAATTAATTAAAGCTACAGTCAAAATAACAGCCGGGTCCGTTAATATAAATGCCTGCTTTAGACAGGCTGAAGATTTTATCTCCATTGGAGATACTCCAATTAATTTTATAACCACTACACAGAATAATACTAAATTTAAACAATACCCAGGGTACCCGGCCGGGGCCAATACGTATTTCAAAGTAACAGGCGACACTACATTTATTCAGACTGACACAAGAGGTTTTCTAATACACGATGCTGCGCAGTCTGTTCTGGAAAGAATCACCGATATAGATCAAGTGTTCTATTCTGAATATTTTGGCGGATTGCAAACAATTCCAGTCTATATAGAGGATGGATGTGCCTCGGGAATGGCGCTTGCTCAAGGATATCAAGTTAGAGGTGTAAACATTATTCAGAAGCCAGTCAGTTTAAGCTTTTCAGACTGGTGGAAAGGGGCAAATCCTATATTTAATCTTGGGTTAAGTTATGACGTAATTAACGGCAAAGAGGTCATACGATGTGAGCCAAAAGCATATTTCTATGATCGCGAAACATCCGTTAACATCAGCAACATTAAGAGCCTAACACGTAAATACGATACAGATTTCCTAATCAATAAAATAGAGATAGGGTTTAATAAATGGCAAAGTGAGGACTTGTCCGCTATTGATGATCCGCAGGGTAAGCACACGTATGCAACACGCCTCCATAAGATCGATAAAGGCCTATCACTTTATAGCACGTTTGTAGCAGCAGGCAGCGCTATCGAAATGACACGCAGGCAGGGAGCTCAAAAAGTCACAGATTATAAGTTTGATACTGATTTATTCATTATTCACGTAAAGCCTGTAAACTCTTCTCCAGACACCTTCACACCATATACAGATGAACAGTTTAATCAAATTTCGAATTTATTAAATCCTTCGACTAGGTATAATATACTACTTACTCCATTAAGGAGTATGTTACGATGGTTAAATTATGTCTCTGGGGCGTTAACCGGATACTTTGCAACAGACTCTATTAAGTTCGCAAGCGGAGAAGGTAACTTGAAAATGTACAGTGATTTTGCTTGCACTGGTAACGGCGAATGCTTGGCAATAGTATGTGATGGACTTTTCGAGAATCAAAGCATTCCGCTGGCCACCTATGCAGATCATGTGGGCTACTTACATCTACCATTTCTTTATACGATTGATAGTATCGATATGAACTGGGAAACATATGAGGCTATACGTAACAATAGACAAAAATCGATCGGTATAAGCCAAACCAACACCGGATTCAAGGCAATATTTATCAAGGAAATGGAATACTATCTGGCATCCAGCAAGGCAACAATTACAGGATGGTCAACCGAATTTATACAGCCAACATCAAGTGCTTTTTCTAAAGTCGATCAGTTATGTAATGTGGATTACAGAATTACAGAAGAATCTGAACATAGAATTTTAGAAAATGGTGAGAAAAGATCAATTAATTAAATATATTTGTATGAAGCGTCTTATTTTCACGCTTTTACTGTTCGCGTCTTGCGGAGGAGAGCATTTAAAAAATTACTACCAATGCTTTAAGATGACCATTTCTGACGGTCAGCCTATTCAATTCTGGCAAGATGGATGCGAGACATTCAATCAAAAGGACGTTTCCGGGTTTAATAAGGTTTGTTTTTGTCAGCCTTTTCAATGTGACGACGATATAAAAGTTCAAGTTACTGACGATCCTGGTCAAGATTATTTTTTGTCATTATCAGATTCCGAAGACACAATAATATCTAAATTGAAGTTCTCTGAGACAACGCATTTCGAGACAATAATAAATTCATATTTCACTAGTAGCACTAATGGATTCAGTCAATCAGGATTTGGTGATACAACAAGATCAAATTCTTGGGGATGGGAATCAACTAGCGGGGGCAGACTACAAAATACGGTTAGCCAGATCGGCACAGATATAGTCAATACAGAAATAGCTTATAAGTCCGTATCTGGCGTTGCTGGATCTCGTAATTACGTTAGCTTTAAATGGGGGATTGGGAATAGTGTAGTGACTACAAATCACTTTAAGCTACAAATGCACCTAATTAAATCAGGCACGGTAATTCAGACGATAACGCTTGATGAGGTAACAGGATCTACATCAACTGGGTACACAAACGAAGATATTAATACGAATTTTACTGCGATTGATAATTATGATGCAATTGGGTTCGGTATAATATTCGATAGCTCGTCTGGGCTATCGGCTCCCGCAGTTTATTTCTACTACTTAGACGTAGAAAATCAGCAAAACTCCATTTATAATTTATCATTCGTTCCTGATGAAGAGTCGATTTGTGATGAGCAGATAGTAGCAACTATTACTACAGGCGGCGCACTCGATCCTATTATCTATCCCACGCCGATAAACACCTGGCACGATGACTTTATAACATCAACAAGAGAATGGGTATTTGACACTAACGCGCATATTACTTTACCAGCATTCTCAACCGGTGATAATTTGCATATTCCGGTTAGCGGTATATCGATCGGGAAAATACAATTAGACATGGAGGTAACTGCCACACACATCTCTGCAGCTCAAATGCAAGTATCATTCAGGAAAGCGGGTGTTAACGTGTCAACTGTTGCAGCTGTTGACTGTAGCCAATTGGATAACGTAATATCCAGAATATTCACGTTGACTGATGTTCCTGATGAAATATATATTGTCCTGACTGTGGTGAGCAGCCCAAGTGCGCCGGTTACTTATACAATATTAGCAAACAAGTTTTCTGTGCACGACCTAGATCCAGATGTAAAAGCTTATTCTGACTGCATCGATATACGTACAGCATGGTCTGAAACGATATTGATTAATTACTCAAATAATCGAAATTTCGCCGGCTTGGATAATCAGGACATTAGCCCAGACATAGACTTTAACTTAAGAATATTCGCTGTGTTTGCTGAAGAACAATTTCCACAAGAACAGGAAATAGGTGAACTATCAGATAATCAAGAAATTTCGTTAAATTCACAATTAAAGACTCAAAGGTTGCTGAGAGTTGGTCATATGCCAAGTTATATGCATAAAAAGACTATACTAGCACTGATGAACCAATTTGTATTTATAGACGGTTTATATTGGGTTAAAGCCGATAACTACGAAAAGAAAGACGGCAACAAAAGATTTCCGATGAAAGCCTACACGTGTTGGCTTACTCAAAAAGATGAAATTATACGTAATATACTATAATAATATTGTCCGAAAGGAGGCGCTAAAACAAAATTTTTTATGATAAAAAAACATGGCAAGTCAATTTTGCAACGCCGAAGCGGAAGATTTTATCCAATTAGACTGCGGCACTGAATTAGGTGGTTTTCCCTGGATCGCAATTCTTGATTCGGATTTAAAACCGACAATAGAACAACTAAGAGAACCGACCTGGTGGACACAACAGCTAAATGCTTCACCACAGAAACTAAGAATCATTTCTGATGCTCGAGGATCATATCCTGGCGGAACGCCAATTGAAGAGGAAGGATACGGAACGGTGCCAACACTTAGAACTGGTGCTGATCATGAGATTACGGCTCAAGTAAGAGGCATCCTGGATAATAGGAATTTCTTCGCAGCTGTAAATCAAACACAGAAGTGGAATGTTGTAGGTGTTACAAAAGGTCTTATAGGCCTATATCAAGAAAGCGTAAGTATTTATTCAAAAATAGAAGTAGATCAATCTATCAAAAGTAGTATGAGATGGGGTGTGTCTCTAAAGTGGTCAGATGATCTTTCAAACCCGGTGGTATTTAAGGCGCCTTCTTCTATTTTCGTATAAATGAAATTTGGCAGTACTGAATTTAATCAGCGTCTATTAAAAATGCTGGCTAGTGACGGGTATCGTCATGACTGTTATAAGCAATGCGTAGAGCATGCGGAAGAGATGTCATGGCACTTTTACGGAACCACGCCAGACGAATTATTGGATCGTAGTCGTCCGCGTGAAGATCCGGAAGTTACGGCCTATAGGAAAGCTAATTATGAACCGACTACAAAAAGTGCGGCTGATAAGACTTTGAATATTACTGCCAAAATTTTTAATCCCAACTTGTCATCAATAAGATGGAAAAAACAATCTAAAACAGCTGATCAGCTTAAGGAGTACACCCTAGTAAAATATCCAAAATATAATTCCATAGTGAGTTTTATGAAGGATGTTCTTTTACGAAAAATGATTGCAGATCCTAACGGTGTAGCTGTTGTGAAATTAATTAAGGTTCCTGTCTTAGGCACAGAAACACCTGAGCCGCAAATTATATTATACGGATCGGAGAATGTTTGGGATTATGACGATGAACACTGGCTGATCAACACTGGTGTGGAAGAGGTAAAAAACATAAATGTTTATGCTTTTGAGTACTACGATGACACTGAGTACATTTCGTTCAACGCTTATAAGGATTCCCAGGGAAATTTAGTTATAGAGGAAAACCCAGAAGACAGCTATGTGCATGGCTTCAATAAAATACCTGTCTGGCAATTAAGCGGAATCGTGGAATGCATTGAAAACGGAGAAACAATGTACAAATCTTTCTACTCTTCAGCAGCGCCGTACTGGAATCTGCACATCATTCATGAATCTGATTTATTTGGAGCATATATTACACACCTCCATCCGCAGAAGTGGGAAATAACAGAGACATGTAACTATCGATTTACATTGGATGGTGTAGATTATAGATGCAACGGTGGAAACATTAAAACACCAGATGGCATAATTGTATGCGACCATTGCGAAGGGTCAGGGCGTGTCTCTGTAAAAAGTCCATATGGTGTTTATAAACTTAACAAGGAAAAACTTGATGAAAACCCATCTTCAAGCGTAGCGCCTGTTGAATATATAAACATACCTACAGAGGCAACCAAAATGCTTGAGGCTAGAGTAGATAATATGCTTCGACAAGGAATGTGGGCTATCAACATGGATATTGAGGATAATGTAGGCGAAAATCAGTCAGGTATAGCAAAAGTTATAGACAGGTCTGCCCAATACGATACTTTATTTAATATCGGATCAGTAGTATATGACATACACATGCAGAACGCATTTTACTTTATCAATAAGTATATGTTTTCCGTAAGTGCTAATTCAATCGGATTGTCATCGGAAGCACTTAATGATAATCTTCCAGAGATAAATAAGCCCACACAATTCGACATTACTACTACTGCAGAGTTAGTCGCAAATTATCAGGTGGCAAATCAAAGCGGTTTAGACTCATCTTATCTAATACTAAAAACACAGGAAATTATTTCAAGGGACTTAACAACTAACCCTGATTTGAAAGAGTTCACGTTACTACTTCTAAATCTGGACCCGCTCGCCGGTATAAGTCAGCAGATAATTGCGGCTAACGTCTCTAAAGGATTCAATAGCAAGCAAGACGCAGTAATCCATTTTAATATCAAGTCATTCGTAGAACGTGCGATCAGAGAAAATAACGGATTTGCAACTTTTACAAAAGACAAACAGATCGAAATTTTAACACGTTATGCTGATGAGTTCATCAATAAAAATAAGCCTGTTCTGGATACAACATTTTTAAACCAACCTTTAAATGGCCAAGGTAGTCTACAAAAAACCACAGCGTAAGTCTGCTAAAAAGAACTGCAAAGGATGCAGAGGCATGAAGTACGGCCTTTTTAATAAATTCTTTACCGGTCAATGAATCCGGATGATTTAGCCAATCAAATTGAGGCCCTTATAGTATCTGCGAATGAACGGTACGCATCGCAGATACAAAAGGTTCAAGATGACCTATATGCGGCAATAGCTGTCAAACTTAAAGACATCGAGCTAGATCCTGATGGCTATATTCTTCAAAGCGCCAAAAACAGACAAATTATAGATGATGTTGAAAGTTTGGTCGATGATATGCTGTCTGGTAAATATCAATCCCAAATTGAAAATCAATTAACTGTAATCCCTCAAATAGATGATTTAAATAGCGAATACTTCTCATCAGTTGACAGTTCATTTAAATCAAACCGTAATTTCATAAAGTCACTGCAGCAACAGATGGTTGAGAAAATAGAAAGTAATCTGTTGCATGACGGTCTAACATATCAGGTAAGGCAACCAATATCAGATATTTTAAATCAAAACATTAATTCAGGAGGCTCTTTTTCAGGATTTTTGGATCAATTAAGAGTATTCATTAAAGGTGATCCTGACCGAGACGGCAGATTATTAAGTTATTCACGCGGAATTTTACGTGATGCCTTATTTCAATACTCTCGAGCCTATCAAGAAAGTGTTACGTCTGATCTAAAATTGGATTGGTATATGTACGCTGGCGGACTTATGGATTCATCTAGGGAATTTTGCAGAGAACATGCCGGTAATTTTTATCGACGTGATGTAGTCGAAAGTTGGGCTGATGAGGATTGGCAAGGCAAAAACCCATTAACCACAAGTAGCAGCATTTTTGTTTTTGTTGGAGGCTATAGCTGTACGCACTCATTAATCCCGGTACATGAGTCAATGGTTCCGGCAGAAGACAAATAAAGCCTTTCGCTTTATATTGTGCATACCGGTACGCATGCACTACGAAAGGCTTTATATAATAAATGAGATCACTCACATTCGAAACCGTTCCTGTAAGGCAACACAAATATACAAATAATTATGCCTATTTGGGAAATAATACTATATTAGTGTCGGTTTTGATAAATAAACCAAAATTGGGCTTAATGCCGGTGCACATCTTAAATTAACCTAATTCACAGGTTATGGTTCAAATCGAAGTGCTTGTAAGAAGCAAGCAAAATGGTTTAGAACGAACGCTTACATACAAGTCATATTTGGATCTAATTAGTCAATTCGACTTAATTGGACAGGTCGATGAAAGCGGGAATCTAATCCCAGGAGACCCAAACTTACACCCCCAACACAGAAAAAAACAGGTAAACGTTGCCGTTCATGCGGCCGGTGAAGGGGACAAAATCACGTTGCCAGAATTGCAAAATGGTTCAGAAACGGAATTTATTCCTAAAACTGATTTAAATTACGAAAACGAAAATGTTTCCCGTGAAACTAAAAGACGTGGTAGACCCAAAATGATTACAGTATGAAGTCAAAGGAATACTATTCAAAGTTAAAAGAACAAGGAAAGATAGAATCAGAGGATTTTAATAAATTCCTTGAGACAGTTCCGGATTATGAAATACCTGATCCAATATATAAAACGCTTCAAGATAACTTCCTAACAAGGGATCGCGCCTTTTCGGATTCAAAGATTGGCGGTAAAATCAGAAGTGAAGTTTACGACGGTGTAGACGCTGAAATAACAAAGCTATTACCGGTGCTGGATGTATTCGATGCAGATAAAATATCACAAGAAAAAGACACGAAGAAACGAATAGCGATGTTCGAAGATGCAATCAAGAACATCGTAACCAAGGCAAAAAAGGAGAATCCAAGCAAAGAGGAAGAAGTAAAAGAGCTGAATAAACAGAACGCTGAGCTTCTCCAGAAGATAAAAGCAATTAATATAGAGCGCGACACGGAGAAGAAAGAACTTTTAACAAAGTTCGAAACTGAAAAAAAAGGCATTTTACTAGATCATACTTTGCGCGCAAAAATAGCAAAGTTCGAGTTTGCGCCTGAACACAAGGATATCAAAGAAGATATAACAAATATAATTTTACTTGGGCTTAAGAATAATAATGTTCTGACGGCCGATGAACGGGGCGAAATCAGAGTGCAATTTTTAAACGCACAAGGTCAAGCCGAAGACAAATTTAACGGTAACGATCCAGTTACCATCGATAAGTTGCTCGAGGAAAAAGTTTCTCCTTATTTAAAGCGTAACAACGCTGGCGATGAGACGAAAAAAGATCTGGGAGGTCGTAAAACAATCATCGACAAAGCACCGCTTACAGGCAATGAAACTTTAGCCCAACGACGAGCGCGTGTCTATGTCCAATAGGTAAAACCAATGGCTTTTAATTTAACAGCAATAGGTGCCTGCGATAGGATTCGCTTGGAGGCAACAGATATTGCAAAAGAAAACGCGCCCTTTAACTTAGGCCGCGCAACGGGTATGCTTGATTTCATCACAGACCCATCGAACGGAACAATCGACGCAGTTCCTGTTAGTGCTTCAAATGCGAAAGTGCCAACTTTCCGCATATTGTACGATCAACGCACAAAACCATGCCAAGTATCGACAGACCCTAATACAAACATCTGTAACGATGCTTTGATAAACTCGCCACGCAAAGAAGCGTTTGCCCAGGTGGATAAAAAAATCACCACTCCGGCTAGATATTTCTCAAATGATGATATGGTGGTGATATGTCAGGATACCAACACTTTCATTCGTGAAAGGCTTCAAAATGATCTGCGCGCAGGACGTGAAAGACTCGACGAGATTCTTTTGGCTGAAGCTAATGCGCGTATCGGTATGCGTTATGGATGGGACGGGACAACGTCAAATGCAGGATCGTACACCAACGTTCAATTGCTATCAATACAAAATGGTCAGGATATTCCTCAGCCAGGCAATTATGAAAACGTGGTGATGGATTATAACAACATGGAATTTTCCGGCACGCCTGCCATTATCGGCCAAGGCTATTTAGATAAGTTCATGCGGTTAAACGACATGGCTTGCTGCAACCAGGCTACGCCATACGCTGACGCTGTCTCTCGCGCAGGAGCTGCTTATTATTTTGATCAAGCATCAAATCAAGTACTTGGGAACAATAAATTCCTAGTTATCCCTTACAATATTTTGCACCTTGTTACATTCAATAAGAATAACAACATTAAGATCAATACCGATCTTGAGGCGCATACTGTAATAACCGATCCGGTTAATCCTCGTCTGAAATGGAACCTTGACTTTAAGTGGGATTGCGCTACAGAACAATGGAGATATGAATACTCTCTGCACTGGACAGTGTTTAATATCATTCAAAGTGATTCATTTGGCGCTGATGCTGGGACTCCAGATTGCGGAGATGAGCTTGCCGGAGTTACTGGTATCTTGGGTTATCAAGCTACACGTGCGTAATTGTTTTGAAAATTATATTACGCCTGATACATCAATAACAAGTAGAAGCGGTCTTTACGCATCGCTTCTACCTGGTGTTGATGCTGAAATGCTTCAGGGTATCGCGAAATTAATTGACTCTAGTCCAGAGTATGATACATGGAATGAGTTGATTTATCCTAGGGCTATTCAGAATTTGATATCTGAAATATCCAGCAAAATACAAGACAAATTCTTTCTTGATTCTAAATTAGTCAGTAGAGAGACATCGGATTTTAAAGCTGATTATAACAGCACTTCAGGACTGGCTGGGTTAAAATTTAAATTCTATTTACCGAAGTACGCGCGAACGACAATCGAAACAATTGAAGTATGGGCTAATGGTTCATCGGATTTTCGTTTATCATTTTTTGACACAGACGAGAACGGTGAATTGCTTTGGACAAAAGACTGCCGTGTAGAAGCTGGTAGAAATATAATTGATATAGATCATGAGTTTGATATAGATCAGTTGTTTATAGCATACGACCCAACTATAGTAAGCTTAAAACAAACTCAAAACAAACATTTCAGATCAAATTCATTTTGGTCAGAGGTCTTGTGTGATTTCGATTGCTTGGGGTATCAAAGGAGTGTAGTCGAGCAAATCAACGGCGGGGGTTTAAACGTACAGCTGATCGTTATGTGTTCGATCGAAAAATATATTTGCGAAAACATCAAAGCTTTCAAAAATGTATTGT